GATGGAGAACTACGCGGACAATTCGATGACATTCTTGGCATTCAACTTCTTCGCAATCGCTTTGCGTTGCTTGCAATGGAAGCAGCAGAGAAGTCAGTACAGGCACCAATCGTTCTACCACAAGATGTTCAAGAACTACAACTCGGTGGAGATGCGGTTATCCGTACATCAAACCCAGCAGGTGTACGTCGTGTAGAACTAAATATACCACAGGGTGCGTTTACAGAACAGTCACTTTTAAATCAAGAACTTCGTGTTGGTGCTCGTTACCCTGAAGGACGTACTGGCAATATCAACGCCTCTATCGTCACAGGTCAGGGTGTGCAGGCTCTTATGGGAGCCTTCGATACTCAGGTAAAATCTGCACAAGCAATCTTTGCTGCAGCACTTCGTGATGTTATCAGCCTATGCTTTGAAGTAGATGAAATTATCTACCCAGAAGAAAAGACAATCCGTGGTGTTGACTCAGGTTCGCCGTATGAAGTTACATACAAGCCTTCTAAAGATATCAAGGGCGACTACTCAGCAGATGTCCGCTACGGAATGCTTGCAGGTCTTAACCCAGCACAAGGGCTTATCTTCATGTTGCAGGCTCTGGGTGGCAAGTTAATCTCACGCGATATGGCAATGAGAGAACTTCCATTTACCGTTAACGTAACTCAAGAACTAGAAAAAATTGAAATCGAGGACATGCGTTCTGCGTTGCTCGGTTCACTTACAGCCTATACTCAAGCAATTCCACAGATGGCTACTCAAGGCCAGGATGCTTCTGATGTAGTACGTAAAATTGCTGCTGTCATAAAGGCACGCCAAAAGGGACAGGCACTAGAGGATGCAATAGAAGCAACCTTTGCCCCTCAGCAGCAAGCAGTTCCTCCTGCTGGAACCCCTCAAGCGGTTGAGCAACCGTCCCCTGCTCCCGTGGGCGCTCCAGCAGGAGGCGCTACACCTATGGAACCTCCAGCAGATATTATGAGTTTACTATCAGGAATTACTGGTAGCGGAAAACCAACAGCAAGCGTACGTAGCACTCGACGTATCTAACTAAGGAGGGGACAATGACAACAATTATTGCTATTGAGTCTGATAAAGACTGCTTTCTTGTAGCAGATAGCCAGACAACTGATGACAATGGTTTCATTTACACTCATCCAGATATTAGAAAATTGTCAGAGCGTGGGGCTTTTATTATTGGCGGCTCAGGCGAGGTTTTACCTTGCGATGTAGCGCAGCATATATGGGAGCCACCAACTCCTACCAAGAAAGATAGAGAAAATCTTTATCATTTTATGATTACCAAGGCCTTGCCTTCACTTCGTAAATGTCTTGTTGAAAATGGATACAACTTTGATGAGTCTAAAACAGAAACTAGATTTCAATTTCTTATCGCAGTATGCGGTGAGGTATTCGATGTCGACCATGATTTATCTGTAAGCAAAAATAAAAGCGGAATTTATGCTGCAGGTTCTGGAGCGGCTTACGCCCTTGGAGCCTTGCACGCAGGAGCCGATGCTTACGAAGCAATGGAAATTGCTTCAACGCTAACTGCATTTACTGCAGGTCCGTATTATTCAAAAACACAAACTAAGCATATTAAGTAGGAGGAACAGTGACAACTGCGCCAATGGAAAATCGTGGAGGCCCTAACGGCGGACCACAGTACAGCCCTACTAATGTTTCAGGTACAGGTGGAGCGGGGCAATCTGGCAACTATAGTGGGTTTGCCTACGGCATGAATCAGCAAATTAATAATCAAATCTCTGAGGGAGATGCTGCAGTAAGGTCAACATCAACTGGTGCAAGTTCATCAAGTAGACCAGCGTCAGCACTTCCATCAGCAACGCCACTTACAGATGAGACTGGTCTACCAGGGCAGCCTATTACTGACGGTGTTCCAATTGGTCCTGGTGCAAATTCATTAAATTTACCACCTGCAGATACAGACAATCCTGACATGCAATTAATTATTAACTCCCTACCTATTCTTGAAATGTGGGCTAGCCAACCTGGAACAACAGCGTCTACTAAAGAGTATGTTCAATACTTAAGGACTATTATTCCGTGAGCAATATCTGGGAAAGTATAGGAAATACTCAAGGTGCATTTAAAAACCAAACTCCAGGGTTTCCCAATGTGGGTGACAAGCGAATTCCATTTGGTTTAACTAAAGATATTGCACAAAATTTGCCACGCAATCCTGGTGGTTGGATGGATGCAACAAACGATGCTCTTGAAACTGGGCGTTCTGGGGCAGAAAGTCTTTTGTCAAAAACAAACCCTATACTTCTGGGCGGAACTTTAGGATTATTAGGCGGAGTCCCAGGAGTTGTAATCGGTGCAGGTATCGGTGCTGGAGTTATGGGCATTGATAAGGTTACTGATGGTGGAGCGAGCAAAATTTTGCAGGCTGGCGCACTCAGTTTGCGTTCTACCTATGCATTTAATAGAGACCTTGCTGAAAAAAATGCTGGCATGGGCCTTCTTGCTGGATTAACTTTGGTTGTTGGTGGCACAATTGGCGGTATCGTAGGTTCAGCCCTTGGACCAGCAGGTACAGTAGTTGGTGCTGGGCTTGGTGCTAACCTTGCTGGTAAATTATCGCGTGATGCGGCACAGAGTGAACAAGTAAAGAATATAAGTAAAACCCTTTATAATTCTGCTAGGTACTCTGAAACTAGAATCGGGCAAGAACGATACAATTTTGGTAGAGATGTCGTACAGGCAGCGGCTAAAGTTACAACATGGAACACTTTGGGAGATACTACTAAAGGTATCGGTGCTATTACCTCTGGTGTATTAAATTTTGGACTTGAATTAACTGCAGGAGCAGATGTTTTAGCACTCAGGGGCGCCGGAATTGCAGGGCGAAGTGTTCTAAATCAGCCAATTCAGGAACCTATTCGTGGCATAGCAACTAAAGTGTTTAGCAAAGAACAGGCTAATCAGATTGCATTGCGTAGAGTAGAGCAAATTAAATTAATTGACGATGCTGTCGCTGGCAAAGAGAACGCTTGGACTCCTAAGTTAAAGTTCTTGGAAGAAAACGATGTATCAACAATTAAGAAGCGTGAAGAATGGGCTGGGCCAGATGGCATGATAGCAGCCACACTTCTTGCTGGTCAAAAACCTGCAGTATCAGCAGAAATTCTTAAGGCTGGTATGGGCGATTCTACTGCTATAAAGAAATTAGAACTTGAAGCAGCCGATAAGTGGAGCGAGATTGTACGATACAACGATGCTCTTGATATGGGTTCAGTAAGAAATAATTTTTCTATTAACTTTAAGGGTCAATCATTATCATTGAACCCTAATACACCTGCTGGTAAAGCCAATCGCAAGAAGATTCAAGCAGAGATAGATGCTCTTAAAGTACGCCACTCATGGCTAGATGATGCTTTATCTTTGGCTGGTCCAACAGGCGCTGGCACAATGCTTGGTAGAACAACATCTAGGTCTGCTGCAGTTGAGCGCTGGCGTAACGATTTAGCCAAAGTAAATGCTGCCAAGGCAGTAGGTGGTAAGAATGTTGTACCAACAGAAACAAGACTTGGTTCAATATATCAGCAATTCTTCCAAGGAAATGTGCTATCTCGACCTTTCGTAATGCTAGATAGAGGCATTAGTGACGCTCCTCGTCCAACAATTAACTTTAACGAACCTCTTGCTGCTGCCGATAGAATGCAAACAAGCATTCGTTCAGCCGTCAAGGTAGGGGCAATAGATGAAAAGGCGAGTATAGACTTTAATAATACATGGCTTAAGGCTAGAACCGAAGAGCAGAAACTAGACGCAATTGCAAAGTATGTTGCTACTGGATTCAGATTCCTAGGCAACAAGCATGGCATTGCATCCAATCAGATTGAGCACATTGTTAGCGAGTATAACTCTGCTCGTAAAAATTTGCGCGATGAAGCAAAGTCGGCGTCTGTAGAAAAGAAGGGTTATATGAATGACCCTGCAGACCCATTAGATGGTCCTGTTATCTCTGACCCACAGTTGATTTCTCAACTTGCAAACGGTGACTTGTTGCCTGACTGGGCATATATTGACAAGATTTTGGCAAACGAAAAGAAGGCATCTGGTCCGATGTCTCGTAACCTACGCACACGTAAAGAAGAAGCGGTTTACCTGGCAAACGAAGTTAACTCTTTGTGGCGTACTGGAACGCTTCTCCGTACTGGATACCCAGCAAACGTTGTGAAGGATTCATACATCCGTGCCTGGGGCGATGGCGCTTTGTTTGGCATGTTTAAGTATCTAGGTAAAGATGCCATTGATGCTATAACAAATTCGGGAAATACCGTATCAAAGGTATCTCGATGGACAAGAGCAACAACAAATAAAAATTATAATCTCAAGAAGATTAGTAATGAGATTAACTATCGCCAGAGAATTATCAATAACCTTGATAAGTCTTTAGAACAACTTGGCATTGACCCTAACAACTTGCCTAAAAAATCTAAGAATGTTCCAGTAATTGCAAGAGCAACCAACTGGAAAGAGCAGGTTGCTAACCGTAGTGCACTTCAAAGCGAAATTGATTTACTGCGTGCTGAACAGAGTCAGTTAATATCTAATATCCCAGCAAAAAGAGTGAGCAAAAAAGACGCTGTTGTTATTGGTGGCGTAACTTATTCGGGCGCATTAGAGGGCCCAATGGGCATTCTTTACCGTAGTAAAATTGACATGAAGGATAATCTTCGTGCAGCAATGGCTACAGATAAAGAACTTGGTATTGATATACAGCGTGCTAACCGCGACAATATAGGTTCTCTTGCACCAACTGATACAAATCATATGACCAGTTGGGTATCTATCTTAAACGATAAACTAGCATTTGACCCAGTTGCCCGCCTTATTATGGAAGGCAAGACCAAGAAGGAAGTAGTGCAGTGGTTCCGTGATGGTTCATCAGAGGCTGCAGCATACTTGGATAGATTTAGTAGCAACGTAAAAGACGCTGGAACCATATACGAAAGAGTAAAAGTTCCAGTTGATATGTATGCTCCAAATGCTCAACTACGAGATATGGTTCTAAAAGGCGAAGTAGACTTAGTCTCTCTCTCTAAGTTGTATCCAGATATCAATCAACGTCCACCTGTTTACGGACAACTTGTTGACGATATGACTGGCAATAGCAAGTTTAACCGTGATGTTCGCGCTCTACTGAAAGATGGCGTTGCTTGGCTTTCAACTAAGCCAACGGCTTTATTGGCATTCAATCCATACTTTAGAGTTAAGTACGAAGAATCTCTACAGGGACAACTTTTTGCTACAATGTCTAAGGGTATTGACCCACTTACTTTGTCATTAGAAACAAAGAAGAAGATGGAGAATCAAGCTCGTCAGTATGCAGAAAACCAGTTCAAAGAAAAACTAAACTCTTTCCATAGAGACATGAACTATAATGGTGTATTCTCCTATCTAGTGGCGTTCTTCCCAGCAATCGTTGAACAGTTCCGTGCCTACGGAAAGATTACAATTGAGAACCCAGACTTCATTGTTAAGAAGTTGGCAATCCAAACTATACCTTCTCGCTTTGGTATAGAAGAAGAAGACGCAAATGGAAACAGATACGTACCAATTAAACTTCCTTTATTTGGTGGCATGGAAATGCGCCTTCCTTCTGCATGGTTTAATCCAGATAATCCAACTGGTGGTTCTCTAGTTTCAGCACACCCATTTGCCTCAGTAACAGCAAATGAACTCTCTAAGAAATATAATGCTGAGAATTGGTTTACTGAATGGGCTTTGCCTTTTGGTGCACAAAAGAATTCTTTGAACGCATTGACTCCCAATACGGCTCGACGCTTGTTTCAAATATGGCAAGCGAAGAATGAAGATGGGATTCAATTCAACAAAGATACATTTATGTTTGAGCAGCAACTAGCGTATGAGTACCAGCAGAATAATGGTAAAATACCCAGCGCTAAAGCAGCGAATAATATATATGAAGAAGCAAAAGATAGAGCGTTTAAACTATCTATTCTTCGTGCGTTCTCTGCTGCTACACTCCCAGTACAGGGTCCAGTTGTAACATCTCTTTCAGCATATGTTGATGAATTAAATAAACTAGAAAGAGACTATGGGGCTGAGGGCAGTACTATATTCGCCGAACGCTACCCAGATGCCTGGATGTTTATGGACCGACTATCTGATTCTACATCAGGTATTCGCCCAGATGCTACCGC